TTATAATTGATGACGAGACCTGGTACCTCAAGGCAAACCTCGGCATCAGCGGTGGCGAAGCACGACTGAGCCTGACCCGCTCAGGATGGAGGCAGGCATAATGCTGAAAGCGGGATTCAAGGTCCTGACGGACGTCAACAAGACCATGAAAGCGGAAACAGCGAAGACGCAGAAAATGGCGCATCGGGCCATCCACTATGAAGCACTCCGCTTGAAAACAGCGGGATCGTTTCTTTTGAAGACAGGACGGCTCGGTTTGACACCTGTATCTGTTTTGGCATCATCAAAGAGTAAAAGGAAACCGCGCTCTCCTCTGCGAGGCTTATTCCGCGGATTTATCTTCGCGAGCAACCGGCAGAACCTGACCGCAGATGTGGGATTTCTTGGCACCACGCCGGGTACCGCGTGGCAGGCGAAACTCGCCGAAAAAAGCGCTGAGGGCTACACATGGTTGTATAAACCAAGACATAGAGAAGTCCTGCATCGCGCCGGCATTCACCTCCGAAAAGGCACAACCGGCGGTTTGGTTCCCGGGCGGGATATTGTTTCAGCAGTAATAGAACACGAAGGCGGTTATGACAAAATTGCACGAAATATCAAAAACAGTTTTGACGCCAGAATGCGGGGTGAAAAAGTATGAAAGCACTCCTGGCCGCCATACGGACCGCCCTGCAGGGAAGCACCGATCTGAGCTATGTCACCGACACGAACATATTTGTCACGGCGGACGAAAACCTGATCCCGGTCACAGTCGGTTTCCCGGCAATCGGGATCAAGGACGGCTCCATCTTGCGTGTAACGGAAGATAGTCAGACATGGGAGCCCGGTCTTTTTGTGAATGTCTTTGTCTACCAGACCCTGAAAGAAGGTGATGTCTCGATAATGGGACAAACGGATCCCCGAATATATGGCGTCCTGGAAATTGCGGATGGGATCCATGCAGTGCTGTACGATAACAAGCTGGGGATCTCCGGGATGGAGGTTGCTCTCCCCCAGGACGAGGGCGAGAGCGAGTGGATGGCGGGCGAGGACCTAAGCCTCGTCAAGAAGCGCGTTACATACCGATACCAGAAACTGGAGGCGAATCCATGAAAGTAGTCTACACAGATCCACACAAAAAAGAAGGAACATACCACCCGAAGCTGGGGTATCTCAGATCCGGGGTGCCCTTCGACCTGCCCGATGGTGAGGCCGAAAAATATGTAGACGCAGGGCTACTCACCGAAGTGGTCGAGGACCACCTGGTCGCAGATAAGCCTGGCAAAGCAGGCCTGATACCGCAACGCAAAAAGACGCCGAAGGCTGGCGCAAAAAAAAAGACGAGGTAACGAACTATGGGAACATCACTCACTGGTAGAGAAATTCTGGTCGGGCTGAAAAAGGCCGGGACCTGGCGCACGGCGGTCGCGTGCGGCGCGGGGGACGGGATACTGGTCCTTTCGGAGACATTCAAACAGACACTTGAACACCTGGACGACGATTCGGCGGGGCTTCCCTTCATCCAGCGCACCGATCCGGGCAAGACGGAGGCATCAGGCGGAATGGAAATGTATATGCGCTATGAGGGGCTCGATCTTCTCCTGGCGCTGATCATGGGGACCGCGGGCGTCCCGTCGACGCCGAACGTGCTCTACACGACGCTGCGAGCGAACACCTACAGCATGGACACCGATCCGGCCGGGATGTTCGCCACCCTGGCGATGCTGAAAAAATCAGATAAGGTCTTCGAGCATCCGTCCGTCAAGTTCAACCAGTTTAGTTTGACCGGCGAGATGAATACGCCTGTCAAACTCAGCGTAGAGGGGATCGCCAATAAACTCGAAAAGGCCTCCGAGATAAATACGGCCCTCACGCTGGCAGGCCTCACCTATCCCGACAAGGGAAACCGGATCATTTTCAACAGCAGCACCCGCTTTTGGATAAATAACGAATCGGGTGACGCCCTGGACAGCGACGATGCCGTTTCTCCGTCTGGGTTCAGCATATCCTTCAACCGTCCGTCAGACGCCGATCTCGTCGCCGGGAGTGCCACAGTCGAGGAACCCGTCGGCTCCGGTTTCCCGGAGATGGAGCTGACCCTCAATTTTCCACGCTACAACGATGCGAACGCTGCTTTCTTCACCAACTGGGAGGCGTTCACGCGCAAGAAACTGGAGATCCTGTTTCGTGGCACCGTCTTCGCTGCTCCAGATGCCCCTGACGACTGGGGCGCGAACGCTGCTTTTTCAGCAGATGATTGCGTGAAGCCGACCGTCGCAAATGGACTTTGGTATGTATGCACCGATGCCGGGACATCCCATGCTGACACAGAGCCGACCTGGCCCACAACGGTCGGAGAGACCGTATCGGACGGGACGGTGGAATGGACCTGCATGGAGGACGTCTATTACTACGAGTTTAAGCTGTCGTTTCCGAACCTGAAAGTCATCGATCCCGACGCGGCCATTTCAGGACCGGGGGCGATACCCGTCAGCCTTTCGTTCAAGGTTTTGGGAACCGACTCCGCGCCTACGGGCATGACGGGGATCACGGAGCCGTTTCAGATCGACGTGCAAAACACACTGACCACAGATCCACTGGCAGTAGAAGAATAACCATACCGACAGAAAACCAGCAGAAAAGGAGGTAACAAAAGATGGGGAATTCATTTACAGGAAGAGAAATACTGGTCGGGCTGAAAAAGGCCGGGACCTGGCGCACGGCAGTCGAGTGCGGCTCGAAGAACGGACTGCTGATACTTTCGGAGACGTTCAAACAGACACTTGAACACCTGGACGACGATTCGGCGGCGCTGGCCTTTATCCAGCGTACCGATCAGGGCAAAATTGGGGCATCAGGCGGGATGGAAATGTATATGCGCTATGAGGGGCTCGATCTTCTCCTGGCGCTGATTATGGGAACCGCCGGCACTCCCTCCCAGCAGGTAGAAACGGCGGCCTATGCGAACAGCTATGTCATGTCCACCGACCCCACCGGGCTGTTTGCCACCCTGGCGATGCTGAAAAAATCAGATAAGGTTTTTGAATATCCGTCTGTCAAGTTCAACCAGTTTAGTCTGACTGGAGAGATGAACGCCCCGCTCAAGTTGAGCGTGGAAGGTATCGCGAACCTTCTGGAGTTGGCATCCGCCACGAATACGGCGGCCACCATGGCGAACATTACCTATCCGGACAAGGGCAACAGGATCATCTTTAATAAGGACGCCTATTTCCGAATCAATGATGAGGACGACGACGCTCTTGACAGCGCTGACAATATCTATCCGGCCGGGTTCAGCATGTCGTTCAACCGTCCGGTGGATGCTGATCTCCTCGCCGGGCATGGGGATGTTGACGAGCCGATTGGCTCCGGCTTTCCGGAGCTCGAGCTGACCCTCAATTTTCCACGCTACAACGATGCGAACGATGCTTTCTTCACCGACTGGGAGGCGTTCACGCGCAAAAAGATGGAGATTTACTTCAAGGGAGGGGTGATCGAAGGCGCTTACTACTACGAGTTCAAGCTGTCGTTTCCGAACCTGAAGGCGATCGATCCCGACGCGGCCATTTCAGGACCGGGGGCGATACCCGTCAGCCTTTCGTTCAAGGTTTTGGGAACTGACGCAGCACCCACCGGCATGACCGGGATCACGGCGCCGTTTCAGGTCGACGTGCAAAACACGCTGACCACGGATCCCCTGGCATAAACAACACGAGCTCATAAGCTGATAAGCTCGTAAACAAAAGCAACGGAGGAAAAAGAACCATGGGTAATAATTACGTTGAAATTGTAGAAGAACAAGAGAGCTTTGATTTTCCGATCGGGGATTCGGTCTTCCAGCTTCGGCGGCTCGCTTCCGCAAAGTATAAAGAAATTCAGAAGAAATACACGACGACCAAAAAGGATCGCCAGGGACGGCCGTATATCGATGTAGATGAGGACGCAGTCAACGAGGACCTACTCGATTATTTGATTATCGGTTGGGGAATTATAAAGTCTCCGACATCCGGTCAGGATATCGAATGCACATACGATAACAAGCAGAAACTGCCGGGGACCGTTAAGCAGAAAATCATTGAGGCATGTGACACAGAGCGCGTCACGGTACAGGAAAAAAACGCCGACTCCTCGCCGAGCTAAAAGCATACATTCGCTTTCGGCTCGATTACCCGAAAGTGAATTGCAGGCAATGCGAGGAGAACGAAGAGAAGGACGGGATCGAACCGGACTGCGACAACTGCAAACTTCCGGTTCTATCCCCGGAGAATGAAGAGCTCCTGGAGCTTTACCAGACAATCAACACGGCCTTTGTAAAAGACTTTCAGGCGCTGGGCCTGGTCTTTGAGATCCGGAACATGCGATGCACCCAGGCCGAAGCCGAAGCAATGCTGGAAAGACTGATCACGGTACACGGCCTGATCCGTGATCATGAAATCGAAGAGTGGGAAAACAAAAGACGGCAACACAAGGGGAAATAAATGGCAAGCAAAGTCCACATAACCCTGGAAGTCGATGATAAAGGATCTGCCAAGATCAAGGGATTTGCCGGCAACGCGGACAAGGCTTTTGCCAAGATAAAGAAAAACGCCGGCGCCGGCGCGTCGCAGGCAGGCCGCATGGAAAAGGCCTGGGGCGGCGCGATCAATAACATGAAGAATCACTGGAAGGCCTACTCCGCCGCCGCCGGAGTCGCTATGGCGGCAATGGCCGTAGTTATTGTCGCGGGCGCGAAAAAGGCTATCGCGGCCGCCTCGGATCTCCAGGAGGTGCAAGGTAAGTTCGATGTGGTCTTCGCGGGGCAGGAAGCAAAAGCCGAGGCCTGGGCGGCAACCCTGGTGGATGCCTATGCCATGTCTAATCGTGAAGCGAAACAGTATCTCTCGTCCGTGCAGGATCTCCTCGTTCCGATGGGTATGACCTCAGACCAGGCGGGCAAAATGTCGAACGAGGTCGTCAAGCTGGCCGCGGATCTTGGATCGTTCAATAACATGCCGACAGCTCAGGTCATGGAGAACATACAGTCCGCCCTCACCGGCGAGTATGAATCCATGAAAAAGTATGGCGTAGTAATCAATGCCACAACCGTCCAGCAGAGAGCTCTCAATATGGGGCTGGCCGGCACGAAAGACGCGCTGACCGCCGGGATGAAGGCCGAGGCGGCCTATGCCCTCATGGTCGAGGGATCCACCGCGGCGATCGGTGACATGGCACGCACCCAGGACAGCGCCGCAAATCAGGAAAAA